ACCTGCATCGACAAGCTGTCTGATAAGACTAGTACCAGACTTAGCAAAAGCACCGACAAGGTGGATAAGCCCAAAACAATAAAAACCAAAGCCTGGAACATATCCATAATGGACGAAATGGTTTCTTTTTTGATGAGTGTCATCTTCTGGTCTCCAATTTCTACGGATAGACAGAATAGTCTGTGTACCCTTTTCAATCGTTACGACATACGGAAGAGCGATGCCTGTCTTTTCTCCGTCTTCTTCGTCTTCATATCCTGGAAGGTCTAGGTCTACGTGCATTTCTAAGAGCTTGTAGCGGTCATCCGAAGTTGCCCGAAAACCCATTTTCTCGGCAATCTTTTTCTCAACTTCGTCCAAGGCTCCACTAGGCTCTTGAAGTTCTACATCCCTGTAAAAGCCTGCAAACTGAAGTCTCTTAACTTCGTTTTCGGTCTTTCGCATGACGTGGGTTACACGGGGGGACTGCTCTAGACTAGAAGCTCCATAAGGGACTACGATGTCCTCGGCAGGAATAAACATTGACACTTGGCGGTCTAGGGCGGGGTCAAAGTATACTTTCTTAAAAGCGTTACCTGAAAGACCCAATCCCCAAATCATTCTTTCGTGTTCAGGGCGGTACTCCGTCATCACGTCTGTCAGTTGATAATTCATATCATCCTGAACTCTCTGGGCAGCGTCTTTCTTTTCTGGAGTTTCTTTGCCAACAATCAGGGTCTTTACTGGTCCAGCGGCAGGGAAAGTCTCCATAATAGTCTCGGCTTGAAACTTTACGAGTGCTTCGGAAAGGAGGGGGTGATAGACTCCACAGGCACCTTCCCAAGGCTCGGTTCTTTCCTCGATCTTCATTCCGAGAAGTTCTAGTCCGTCTACATAAGTCTGGATCCAGTCCTTACGGGCCGAGATGTCGTCTTCAAAATCTCCCAGTAAATCTCCTGCAATTTCGGTCATCTCCCCTTCGGACATATATTCCGCAAGGTTTGCGTCAAAGTCTTTATCTGATGGTTCGGAAGGCTCAATCTCTATTTCCATGCCGTCAACCCCAATTTTAACTGACTCTGGGTCTTCGATCTCTATTTCAATGTCTGGTTCTGTGGGTATAGAATCAATCCCTACTGGGGCTTGGTATAGACTTTTCTCAATTGACATAATATTCCTTAGTAATATGCTGCTTTACGCCTAAATAAAATAGGCTCATCTGGTTCGTCTGTTTGTAAACGAATAAATCCACCCTTCCTAAAACGAATCAATGCTTGTGTACTGGAGTCCACCAAGTCATCATGTTCAGAATTAGGAAATGCTGCCATCTCTTCTATTACCTCTTCCGCCCATCGTTTTGCTGGCGCCCACACTTTCCCAGACGCAAACAGATCTGACACCGAATTAATACGAGCTATCTTATCATTCCCCCTAGTGGGAGTAAACTCTTGAACTGGTATGCCTCGCTGTCTTAATTCATAGATTAGTGGGGAACCTGCTGCTTTTGCCTCCACAACGAAGGCGTCTGGCTCCCATTCCATATAATATTGGTACGCCCGCTCCTTTAGTTCTGGGAATTCCATCCGTTCTTTGAACGCATCTAGCAAAATAACGTTGGGATCGCTCTCATTGTCGTTCATATAAAAGACACCCCAAGTCGTACAGGCTGAATAGTCGCTTCTTTCGTTCTTTGTGAAGGCGGTATCCCAAGACTGAATCACAAAATTACATTTTGGCGGTCTTTCATCTGTCCATAGCTTCCACCACTCCCGTTTTACGATGGCTCCTTCTTCCGAAGTCGGCTGCTGTTGGTACTGGGCGTTCCATTTTGACAGCGGAAGCTCTAGTCTTAAAGCTTCTAGCTCTTCTAAGCTCCAAAATTCGGGCCATAATGGGTTTCCAGAGGGGAGAATTGCTGGAAAGTCGATGATTTCCCACTCTTCCCCGTCTTTATCGATCCAGCTTTTGACGATTCTTCCCGTTAGATCCCGTTTTGCCCAGCGTGTCATCACCACTACGATGCTTCCACCAGGTTGGAGACGTTGGCGTGGACCTGAAGAGTACCACTCAAAGACTTTATCGTAGATTTCTGGGTTCGTTGCCGCTACCGCAGCCTCTTGTTCTGAGTGTGGATCGTCAATTATTAGTAGATCTGCACCTTTACCAGTTACTGTACCCCCGACCCCGATAGCAAAATACTCCCCGCCATGATTAGTACTCCAGCGCCCCGCTGCTTTGGAGTCCTGCTTCAGTCCTACGTTTGGAAAGACCGTAGAGTAAACCTCTGAACCCACTAAGTTCCTGACCTTTCGCCCAAAACCCACGGCTAATTCCGCTGTATTAGAACATTGGATAATCTTCTTATCAGGGTACTTTCCTAAAAACCAGGCAGGAAGAAGAAAGGAGGCAAACTCAGACTTAGTATGACGAGGAGGCATATTAATAATAAGGCGTCTAGTTTTTCCATTTACAATCTCCTCAAATTTTTTAGCCATAACCTTGTGATGTCTGCCATTTATAAAGCTGGGCCACATCTGTTTTACAAACGGTAAAAAGTTCTTCTCTGCCTTCTCTCTCATAAGAGAATCTCGGTACTCCAAGGCTGTCTTTAAGAGTATCTCCTGCTCTTCTGGGGGAGCTTGCGCTATGAGCTTTTCGAGCTTATTCAAGTAAGTCACTTAGATTCCTAAACTTAATTCCAGAAGGTCTTAACGTTCGCCGCTTATTTGCAATCTTCTTACAGGCGCCAATTTTGACTAACTCATTTATCAGGCGTGAAACATTACTCCTACTCTTATCTTTAGAGACCATCATAATTTCATCTATAGAAGGACTATATCCATACTTCTTCCACCACATCTCTATAACCAGATAGATGTCCTGTTGGCGGGGCGTCATTTCTTAGCCCTCTCTATAACCCTGTTTGCCAGGCATTTAGACTCTTCTTCCCATATCGCCCGCTTAATCGAACTCATCACACGGAGCAGGGCAGCCTTATCATTCCTAAGAAGATACTTAAGTGTCTGTATAGCCAATTCCTCTTTTTCCAAAATATACCCCCTACCCCTTTTCTTTCCAAACATTGACGGGGGGTGTTTCTATATCTTCGCCCTTACTCTCTTTTCCTAAATTTGTACCCCCCACCCCCTCTTTTTTAGATTCTTCAAGGGGGGGTTCAGGTGGAAACGTTTCCACTTCACTTTTTTCTTCTTCAGAATCAGTAGGTTGCAGAGGCTCTTTTTCAGAATCAGTAGACTCAGAGGTGTTAGAAGAGGCGGATTGAGTGTTGGGAATACTATGTATATAGTTCCCATGCTCGGCGTGGTTATTTTTGGGGGGTCGGGTAGTGGTGGGGTCGTGATCTTGTGGTTCTGATTCTGTCGGTTCAATGCCTGATAATTCCCGCAATAAACTTTCCCCTTCGTCTATCTCTGAGGCGTCCACATTGATGATGGTCTTTAATTGATCTAGTAGTCTTTCTTTTATCTTACTGCTCTCATGTATTACCCTCGTCTCTTTCCTGTCCACGAATGCCCCTACCTCGCTAACCTTTCCCAAGAGTTCTAGGGATCGTATCCTTTGGGCGTCTTTCACCTCAGGGTTTAGGGCTAGTTCGGTTAACTGATGTATTACTAACTCCCTTAATCGTTCGGGTTTTTGGTATTCCCTTGCCTCAAATGCCCGTGAGTAAGCCTCTACTAATAGTTTTATGCGAGTATCACCCATTAACTTTTGAGCATTCGCTGAGGCGGTTATTGGATTCCCATTAGTGTCATAAGCGATCTTATAAGCCTGTGCCTTTGGTTTGCCTAATGCCACCTGTTTGGCAAATGTCTTCTGTTTGTGGGTTAGTTGTTTATCTCCCATTGATCCTAGTAAGATCTGCTCAATAGGTATCTGCTCTAGTCCTTCTCTTATCTCTCTCTTAGTAATCTTAGCCATATTGGAATATTTGCGGTCTTTTTGGGTTTATCTTGGTTATGTAATTTAGTGGTAAATCGTAGGTATTTAATAAGAACAAATCATAAACCTATTTTCTACTGTATGCAAACCCATTACTGTATAGATAAACATTAGGGAAAGTCATAAGTAGGAAATAGTGGGAAATAGTAAACAAAAGTATTGAC